CAGTAGAGCTATTGCATAGGAATTTGTTTGACGCAAACCTTGTGGCAGGCGATTATTTCTATAATGAGCGTCATTTATTGACAGGTTCTTAGATTTGTGGTATAAAGACCATAATGCGGTTTAGTGCAAATTATGCCGCAATCTCTTTATGAGCTAGGAGTATCGCAGGTTAACACCCCCCTCCTAGACAGCCCTTATCTTAATTGATAGGGGCTTTTTTATTGGGCCCATAGCTTAATTGGTTAAAGCAGCGAATTCATAATTCGTTGAGTGTAGGTTCAAGTCCTACTGGGCTCACCATATATGTGCCATTAGCTCAACTGGATAGAGCATCTGTCTTCTACACAGGTGGTTGAGGGTTCAAGTCCTTCATGGCACGCCAATTACAGAAAGTAAGCTACACAGGGTGTAGGTGCGCCTGCTAAGCGTTACGACTGCTACGCGGTTACAGTTCGAGTCTGTTGCTTTCTGCCAAGTTAAGTCGCTTACATAATTGTAAGAGCTAAATCCTATATTGATAGGTCGCTGCTTAGCAGTGCTAGACATTAAATCAGTTGCCGAGTATTCCTCGCTAACTGAAATGCCAAGTTAATAGCCCACCTAATACGTGGGCTTTTTTTATGCCTGAGATTTAACCATGCCAAAGCTAATCGACAGACAGATAGAG